GTGGGCCTACCGGTCTCCGCGTTGTACTGAGGGGTGAACCCCCGCTTGAGTACGGCTACGTCGTACTGCTTGATGAGGTTGGGGGTAGCGAGCTCCGCAAGCTTCGCGGCTGGTACTGGTGCGTCCATCGTCTCCTCCGTCTCCGTGCCCGGACGGTCCGAGCAATGGGAGTAGCGTAGCATAGGATCTAGGGAAGTCGAACGCCCACGTAGAACCACTAGCACACACCAAGAAATAGCTGCTACGCTGGCCGCGCCGACGCGGTGTAAATCGCGACCGCGACAACACAATGCGGAGTGGAGCAGCTTGGTAGCTCGGCGGGCTCATAACCCGTAGGTCGTGGGTTCAAATCCCACCTCCGCTACATGAAGACCAGACACGCGCCGATCCCACCCCGACTGCGAAACGCAGCCGGGCGGCTCGACTGGTCCCACGCACCGGTTGTACGCGTCGACGCACCCTGCCACTACTGCGGCAAGCCCGCGTTCCTACGCCACCCCATCACCGGCGCCATCTGCCACAAGGTCTGCAACGACCGACACGAGCAACTAACCGCGCCGGTAGACTGACGCAGCTCCCCTCGCGGTCAACGGGCGTCGACGCGAGGGGAGACTCATGACACTACCCGTGCCCTACAACACCATCGGCTACCCCGGGTCGCTGTGGGCCGCCACCTTCCAGTTCCTCAACTCCGACGGCTCCCTCATGAACATCACCGGGAAGACCTTCGAATACGTCCTACGCGTCTCCACCTCCTCCACCGCCACCGCCACCCTGTCCGTCTCCACCACCACCACGGACAACGGCTCCATCACCGTCACCACCGCCACCAGCTCCATCCTCGTCACCATCACCCCCACCGGCACCAGCCTCCTCGCACAAAACACCAGCTACGCAGCCACCCTGTGGATGGACCCCAACCTCTCCGACGCCACCGTCATGGCCAACGGAGCCTTCACCACATCCGGCGCAGCCGCCCCCTAACTTGTACAGACAAGAGTCTCGTAGCAGGTTGAATACCCGTTAAGGGGCCAAATGTCCGAAACCGTGCAAATCATCGGCACCCCCACCACCCAAATCACCACCTCCACCCTCCCCTACTACCCCAACGCCCCCGTCCCCCAAGACCTCGGCTACCAAGGCTGGACCAGCGACCCCGCACAAACAGCAACCAGCACCCCAACCACCGCCGGAACCCTGTACCTCGCCGCCATCCCCGTACGCAGCCCCTGCTACATCCAAAACCTCCACATCACCCTCACCGCAGCCGCCTCCGGCGCAACCCCCAACCAAAACTGGCTCGGAGCCTACGCACCCGACGGCACAATGCTTGGAACCCCCGTCGACATCACCAACTCGCTCACCACCGTCGGCCAACCCATCACCGCTGACATCGGCTCCCAACTCCTCCAAGCCGGATGGATCTGGCTAGCCGGGACATTCAACGCATCTACCACGCAGCCGCAGCTCGCATCCCTCCCATCAACCGCCTTTGCCGCCACCAACGGCCTCCTCACCACCACCGCCTACCGCTACACCACCAACGGCACCGGCCTCACCACGCTGCCCGCCTCCATCAACCCCGCCGACAACTCCGAGTCGGTGATGATTCCGTACTGGGGGGCCATGTCGTGAGCGAACTCACCGCCGACGAACGCAAGCAAGCCCGCGAAGCCTTCGAAGGCACCCTGCGTGACCGATACGGCAACCTCGTCGACGTCGTGTGCGTACACTGCGCCGGAATCCACGACCGTGTACACAACCTCCACCAGCAACGACAGCCCTGCCCCCGCGTCCGCAAGGTCGTGTTCCACGGCAACGAAGTCAGCGAAGTCGAGTACTGGCCCGACGGCCGATGGGACTCCTCACGCGTCGTGTTCCAGCAAGACGCCTACGCCGACGACGAAGAGGACGAGACGCCGTGAACGACGACACCGTAGCTGCGCACCTGCAAGCGAAGTCCAGCCGCTATGACGTCCACTACCCGGCGCACGGCTCACGTGAAGGCGACCCCCACTACAAGGACTTCAACGCCTACCACCGCCGCACCAAGAACAACCCGGAGCTGTACAAGTGTGCTGTCGGCAAGCGGCGCGGCGACTACTCCGACTGCACGCTGGACCTGCCGTTGGAGCTGCACCACACGCACATCGAGTGGGCGCTGCTCAACGAAGTCGACCTGGCGATGCTTGAAGCGCAGTACCCGGGCATCTCCAACCCGGATGAAGAGGGCGCGTGGGTTGAGTCGGCCGCGAACCTCGAATGGCTCTGCCAGTTCCATCATCGTGGCCACGGCGGCGCGCACGTCGCGAGCGCATCCGACTTCGAGGGACAGCACTTCGTGAAGGGACTGATCACGTGAGTCTGCACCCGCACCGTGACGCCCGACGCGAACAAGGCGTCATCAAGGTCGCCGACCAACACAAGCACGGCTCCTGGTACGCCCGGTTCAACGCCCGCATCGCCCTCACCATCACTGTCGCCGTCGGTTCGATGACGTGCGCGTACCTGTTTGCGGTGTGGGCTATCTCCGGAATCCCCACCGCGCTGGAGCCGGGCGGTATCGGATTCCAGAACTGGTTCGCTGAGGAGTTCCTACAGCTCGTCCTGCTGTCGGTGATCATGGTCGGGCAGGACGTCCAAGCCAAAGCGTCCGACAAGCGAGCCGAACAAACCTACAACGACGTCGAAATGCTGCTGTCCGAACTCGACGAAATCAAGGCGACGCTGCGTTCCCTGCTCCCCCAAGCAGGACTGCGCGTGATCCCCCGAGGAGGTGAAGATGGCCCGGAACCGAACGCTGGCAGCTAACCGCGCCATCGGCACCGCACCCGGTGGACGCCCGCCGTCCGGGTCCGCCTCGCCGCTCGCGCAGGAACTCGCCGCAGGCATGGGCGTACCCGTGCAGAACACCGCCGACTGGGGCAACGCCTACGGCGGATTCGGCCTGCCGCGCCCCGCCTCCACATTCACTGACGGCGCGTTCGGCCCGTTCCCGCCGATCCAGTCCGTACCCGTCGACTCCGCTGAGCCCGGCGAAGCCTCCCCGGACCCGCGCCGCGAGGAATACCGGGTTGGCTGGAACCTGCCCGTAGGACAGCCCGGCACTGAAGGCCTCAAGCTCGCCGACTTCAACACGCTCCGCACGATCGCTGACCTGTACTCGGTGGCTCGCGCCTGCATCACCTTCATCAAGGCTCAGATCACCTCGCTGGAGTGGGACATCATGCCCACCCCCGAGGCCGCCAAGGCGATGCGCAACAACGACGCCGAGATGAAGGACTTCGGCAAGCGACGCGCCGAGGCAGTGAAGTTCCTGCGCCGTCCGGACCCGGACTACGACGACTGGCAGTCGTGGGCTGCTGACGTCCTCGAAGAGATACTGGTGTACGACGCCCTGTCGATCGTGGTGCGTGAGAAGCGCGGCAAGGGACTCGGCAAGGGCGTCCTCGGTTCCGACCTCGACTGCCTTCAGCTGATCTCCGGCCCGACGATCCGACCCTTGTACGACCTTGAGGGTGGCCGTCCGCGTCCTCCGGCCGTCGCGTTCCAGCAGTACCTGTACGGCGTCCCGCGTGTGGACATGTGGACAATGGTCACCGAACGCGACCTGGACGAGTCCGGTTTGAAGGGCTCCGAGATGCGCGCCTACGGCGGTCAGCAGCTGATGTACCTGCGTACCCAGCCGCGCCGGTGGACGCCGTACGGGTTCCCGCCTGTGGAGCGCGGACTGGTTCCGATCATGTCCGGCTTGCAGAAGCAGGCCTATCAGCTGGACTACTTCCGTGAAGGCACCATCCCGGGCATCTTCGTGTCCCCGGGCGGCAACGGCGCGGAGATGACTCCGAACCAGATCCGTGAGCTTCAGGACGCGTTGAACGCCATCGCAGGCGATCCGGCGTGGAAGCACAAGGTGGTCGTGCTTCCGGCGGGTTCGCGGGTGGACCCGATGCGTCCTCCGGCTATTGCGGACGCGTTCGACGAGATCGTGATGATGCAAACCTGCATGGCGTTCGGTATTCAGCCCATGCAGATTGGCATCATGCCGAAGGTGTCCAGCACCAGCTCGCCGGGCGCAGAGAACCAGATGGCGAAGCAGGCCGCGTCGGCGAACGACCGCGACACCGTCGCTCCGCTGGTGATCTTCCTGACGAACATCCTAAACCGTGTGCTCCAGGAGATCTGCGGGCAGACCGACATGCGCGTCATGTTCGAGGGGATGCAGGAGGAGGAGGACGAGGAAACCACCACGAACCTGCTCGTCAACCAGATCTCGCATGGCCTGCTGACGATTGATGAGGGCCGTGACGTCCTGGGCAAGCAGCCGTTCAACATCCCGGAGACTTCCGACCCGGGTTGGGCGACGCAGACCGGGTACGTGCCGCTGAACGCGGCAGCGTTGATGAACACGATGGGTCCGGGCGCTCCGGCGGGCGTTCTTGCTGCTGGCGCGGGTGGTAACGCTGCTGCCGGTCCGCCGTCGAAGACACCGCCGGGTCCGCCTGCTCCCCCAGCCGCTCCGGGCGCGCAGGGTGCTAAGCCGACAGCGCCGGGCGGCAAGCCGTCTAGCGGTGGCGCTAAGCCGGGTTCTACGGCTGCGGGCAACGCCGGTCAGTCTCCCGGCCACGCAGCTGCGGAGGCAGGCGCGCAGGCTGCTCGTACAAGTTCCTCAAACCAGTCCGCCGGTGCGTCCGGAGGCGGCTCGCCGTCGGCCGGTAGCAGCGGTTCCTCTACCGCCAAGCCCAAGGCCAAGCCCGCCACCAAGGCCGACAAGGACGCCAAGCATCTCGCGGCACGCACCGCAGCCGTCGCAGCGTCCAAGGACAAGGTCTCGCAGCAGCTGTACGACCTCGCCCTACGCCACCGCGACAAGGACATCTCCACCGCCGACGCGACACACGAAGGCAAGCAGATCTTGCAGGACGCCTACAGCGACATCCTTCAGACTGCTGCCGCTGACGCTGAGGATCAGGGACTGGCGGACGCAGGCGGGTACTCGATGGTGGACTTCGTGTCCATCGCCGCTACCCGCGCAGCCACGCAGGCGACCTACCTGATGTGGATGCTTGCTGCTGCGGGTTCGGCGGCGTCGGATGCTCTGGGGTGGTTGCAGGCCCGCACGGACCTGTACGCGCAGTCCCTTCAGGGCACCTACAACCAGGGGTTCGGTCTCGCGGTCGGCGCGTCGAACCCGGAGTACACGATCACGTGGCATCTTGGTGACGCCGAGCACTGCGAACTGTGCGTGGCTCGGGACGGCAAGACCTACACGTTCAAGCAGCTTCCGGGTTGGCCTGGTGACGGCGGGTTCGGCGGTAAGGACGCCATCTGTCTCGGCGGGCAGAACTGCAAGTGCTACCTGTCGTACAGCGAGGGCGGCACGACGCTGGCGCAGACCACGACGACGTTGGATCGTGCGGGTTACTTCCAGCAGCAGCTGTCGGACATCACTGCCCGGCGGATGCAGGCGCAGGAGGCTCGCGAGTCGTTTGTGGCGTCGCTGCCGAATGACTTCGGTGAGGATGACACTTCCGCGCAGTCGCGGGCGATGAACCGGGATGAGCTTCGTCAGCAGCTTGCTGACCTGGCGAATCAGCGGATTCGTTCGCTTGGGGGCTACCCGGGTGTGGCGGTGGAGCCGGGGGACATTCCGGCGTCGATGATCGCGCAGTTCCTGCCGCAGTACGGTCCGCAGAACATGGCGGGTCTGTCGTTGACGGATCTGATGGATGCGGTGTCGTCGATGTGGCCGAAGTTCGCTCACGTTGACATCACCAAGGGCAACTTCGAGGCTGCGGTGCTCGGGGCGGTGTCGGACATGCGTGAGCGTCAGCTGCACTTCAGTGACACTGCGTACCGGCAGGCTAAGGCGTCGCAGCTGATCGAGGTGGAGATCAAGGGTTCGCCGGTCATGTCGGACGGCGACATCGCGAAGTTCGCCGACCGGCTGGGTGACCGTATCCGGTCTGACCGCATGTTCCACGTGGAACCGTACAAGGTGGTTGCTGAGGCTGAGGCGTGCGTCCGCAGGCTCGACAAGGGCGGTTCGTGGTCGCCGAAGCTGCTCGACGACGACTCGGTGGAGTACCTGCGTAGCCAGTTGCTGTCGTCCGGGAACCGTTCGGAGGCGGTGTCTCGGTTCAAGGAGTGGTTCGAGTCGCGGGCGGCGCGCCGCAAGTCCGCCATCCCGACTCGGGACTACGCCGTGGAAGACGGCGAGCGTTGGGTGGACACCGGCGGTCAGGTTCACGTGCCGGAGGATGAGGAGGGCCTGGAGCCGCCGGTTGTGTCGGACAACCCGTACGATCCGGCTGGGTTCGGCGGTCCGGTTCAGCGTCCGCATGACGCTGACGACATTTTCCATGCGGAGCCGGTGGGTGACGGGACGCGTCCGATGCCGGTGCATCACCGCGAGCAGGGCAAGGCTGCTGCTGATCACGGTGATCCGAATCCGGTGGAGGCGGAGCACGTCTACAGCCAGATGCTGATCAACTATCCGCCCAAGTCGATCAAGTGGATCAAGAAGGTGCGGTGGATCGGCCCCGTGTTGGTGCCGACCGACCGCGTGGACACCGACGACGAGCACTCGTGGGCGGCGTCGCATCAGCAGACGCGGGTTGAGCACTTCGCGGACAAGCTCCGCAAGGGCAAGCCCGTTCATCCTGGCGTGTCGGTGCAGGAACCCGGCGAGAACAAGATCAAGGTGATCGACGGGCACCACCGGTACGAGGCAGCCGTCAAGGCCGGTAAGCCGTTCCTCACGTACGTGGGGTTCGTCGACACGGACGGCGGCGTGTGGGATGAGACGCACTCCTCGCAGTTCCACTCCGGCGCGTCGCCGCAGAACAAGGGCGACGGCCCGGTGGCGGCTGGTATCGCGTTGCAGGCTCAAGACACCGGGCGCGTGTTGATGCTTCAGCGCGCGCTCAAGGACGACGATCCGGCTGGCGGCCGGTGGGAGTTCCCGGGCGGTCGGCTTGAGCCGGGCGAGTCGGCGTTGGAGGCGGCTCGCCGGGAGTGGCAGGAGGAGACCGGCATCACGTTGCCGGACACTGTGACTGCGCTCGGGGCGTGGGAGTCGGATGATGGCGTGTACAACGGGTTCGCTCTCGCTGTGCCGCATGAGACCGACATCGACATCCATGGCGATCGTGATGCGGTGGTGAATCCGGATGACCCGGACGGTGATTTCACGGAGTCGCTGGCTTGGTGGAATCCGGAGGAGATCTCCGGTTGCCCGGTGATGCGGGATCAGGTTCGAGCGCACGCAGCGGAGACACTGCACGCACTCAAGCCGACCGGCAACAAGCTCTGGCAGGCGTCCGTGCTCGCTAAGGCGCTCGGAGAGTACGCGATGGCCGACTACCTGAGCGCGGCATCCGAGGCCGCAGAGAGCGGCTATACGGCCGACGCACTGGGCAACCTTGAAGGCGCCGAACGCGCCTGGAAGGGCGCACTGTCCGGGAACGGCTGGCCGCAGTCACTGTTCACGTCCCTGGTGACCTCGCTCGGAGCGATGCTCCAGAACACCGTGGGTCAGCTGCGCGGCCTGACGAGCGCGTTCGCGCCAAGCAACGGCAGTTCGCTTCCGACCGCACTGGGCTTCCAGCCGGGCCCGAACCTCGCCGGTTGGCCGACCCTGTAACAACGACAAAGGAGGTCCCCGATGGCCATGACCCTTTCTCCGCCCGTGGGGGACCTCCCCACCCGGCACTCGGAGCTGTACGTCTCGTTCCCCATCTCGAAGATGGAGAAGGACGCGCGCGGCAACCTCGTGATCCACGGTGTCGCCACTGACGGCACCGTGGATTCCGACCGGCAGATCGTGGACTCGGACTGGTCCGCGAAGGCACTCACGGACTGGCTTGCGACCGGCGGCAACGTCCGCATGTCGCACGACTCGAAGCGCCCCATCGGCAAGGGCACGCAGGTACAGCTGGACCGTGACGGCGACGGCAAGCACTGGGTGAAGTCGGTGATCGTCGACCCCTTGGCGATCAAGCTTGTGGAGGAGGGCGTGCTGCGCGCCTACTCCGTCGGCATCATCGACCCCGTCATCAAGCGCGACCCGACCGGCCGCGCACCGGGCGGCATCATCTGCGGTGGCACACTCGCCGAGTTGAGTGTTGTAGACCGACCCGCGAACAAGAATGCATACTTGGAGCTGGCGAAGGCAGCGGCAGACGGTTCGGCGCGCTTTACCGGAACCATGTACGCTGATCCGGACCTTGTGTCCCGAATTGGAGAATCTATCGCTGCGACCGTGATGGCCGACGACGACGTTGTTGAGGTCTCCCTTCCCCGCAAGGCTAAGGTCTCCGTCTCTCCGGCTGACCTCGCTGCTCTGCTCAAGTCTCGGGACACTGCCGTTGCGAAGCGCGACATGGACCCGAATGTCGGTGGCGGTACCGACCGCGACAAGATTCCGGCTGCTGACTTCGCCGGACGCAACCGCTCGTTCCCGATCGTGACGCCTGGGGATGTCTCCGACGCCGCGTCCTCGATCGGCCGTGCCGGTTCCGACAACTACAGCTCGGATCAGCTGAAGGCCAACATCATTCGGATTGCCCGGCGTAAGGGCCCGTCGTTCGTGGCGCAGCTGCCGGACTCCTGGACCAACGAGGGCGAGGGCAACAAGGCCATGGATACTGAGGTCATGGATGAGGCTGAGGCCATCGCCAAGGGCAAGAAGGGCAAGAAGCCTCCTTTTCCTGGCGCGGCCAAGCCGTTCGACGGCACCGACTCGGACGGTGACGGTAAGGACGCGGACAAGCCGGGTTCCGAGGAGGACGACGACGGCACGGAGCCGAAGGTGAAGCCGGGTTCCCACAAGGGTGCTACTCCCCCGCCGTCGGGTCAGCAGGGTGGTCAGGACGCTCCGGACGATGGCGACGACGACAACTCCACGTACGACAACGATTCGGCGGACAAGCCGGACGACGACGGCGGGGAGGACGCGGCCGGTTCGGGTGGCTCGAAGGCTGTTGCGGTGAAGGGCGCGAAGGACTGCCCGAACTGCGGCAACGGCTACGACGCCGACTCGAAGATGAAGAAGTGCGAGAAGTGCGGTACGAAGCTGCCCAAGGCCAACAAGGCCTCGAAGGGCGCTCTGGTTACCGCCGGTCGCACTCAGCCGACGCCGTCTGACGGGGTTGAGTCGGAGTCGTCGCGGCCGGTGGATCGGCACCGTGAGCCGGACGGCCCGGCCATCGAGCAGTTCGAGGCCGACATGAAGATCCCGACCGACCCGGACTCGAACTATGTCAAGACGATCCACCGCCTGAAGTCGCTGAACGTTCCGGAGGACATGGGTGCGCTGCACGACCTGCTCTGCCCGGCGTACGACCCGGCAGTGGCGAACAAGTCGCACCCGTTCACGCGTCTGGAGGCGCTGGACACCTCGGCGTGGCAGCTGAAGGCTCTGGATGCTGCGGCGTCGGCTCCGCTCGGTGAGGCGAAGCTGGCTGCGAAGCGTTGGCAGCACGCGGTGACTCTCTCGGAGACGCACCCGGAGATGCTGGCGGAGCTGCGTCTTGAGGCTCACAAGGCGTTCGCGGACGCGAACATGGGTCCGGCGTCGGCGCCTAAGCCGACGGAGATCAGCGCGACCCGGTTCAACCGGCCGTTGATCACGTCGGGGCATGAGCGTCCGTCGTTCCAGCACGCTGGCCCGAACACGGGTCCGCACCCGGGTCAGATCAAGCCGAACCAGTTCGACCGGCCGTTCCTTCAGGATGGTCGTGCGGCGGACTCTCCGGCGAACAAGGACGACCACGCGGTGGAGCCGCCGTCGACGACCGGGATGCCGTCGCGGGTGTTCTACTCCAACTCGCAGCGTGACAACGCCCGGCAGGCCATGTCGGCGATGCACGACCACATTGCTCAGACGTTCCCGGACCTGTGCCCGATGTGCGCACCGGGCGCGCCGAAGGTGAACCACGGTGTTCCCGAGGCGCAGAAGTCCGAGACGCCGAACGAGGAGAACGTGGTGGAGCCGTTGTCCGAGGAGGTCACTCGACTGGTAGCCAAGGGGCTGCTGACGATGGAGCAGGCGCGGGATGCGCTCGCCCCGGAGCCGGAGCCGGTGGTGAAGGCCAAGAAGACCAAGAAGCGCAAGGGTGTCGCGGAGGCTATGGACGCCGACGCGATGAAGGCCCTGCTCTCGGAGATGATCTCTCCGCTTCAGGAGCAGCTGACGGAGGCCAACAAGGCCCTCGCCGAGCAGCGCAAGCTGAACAAGGCCCTCCAGAAGACAGTGGACGCTATCGCCTCGCAGCCGGAGCCGAACGGCCCGTGGCGCGGTCAGGCGATCCTTCAGACTTTGCCGTCTGGGCCGGTGGCTCAGAAGTCCGCTCCGGCGGATGCGGCACAGATTGCTGCTCAGGCTCAGGCGGCGGTAGCCCGTGAGCTTCAGCACCAGTTCGACACTTCGACGGACCCCATGGCGCGGGAAGCGGCTTGGAGTGCTCTGTCTCGGATGCGCGGGATGCGCTAACACACAACCCCGACTAGGACACCACGCGTATTAGCGCACAGACATACTGAGAGGAGTTACCCCATGGCTACTGTTCTGGACATGGAGGACGCTCCGCCGGTTCCCGGGCAGGTCGTTTCTGCCGCAGCCCGTGAGCTTTCGGAGCACAACCGCACCGCCGACCTGGTGAAGTCGTCGATGATGTCGCTGGTGAAGGGCGCCGGTTACATCGGCGGCAACCAGCCCCTGGGCAACCAGGAGGACATCACCGCCCGCGCCACGCAGGCGACCGTTGACCTGCGTGAGACCACGCAGATGGGCTACCTGAACAAGTCCGCCGTGGTCGGCGGCCTGAACCCGAAGTTCCTCGACAACTTCGGGTACCTGAAGACCGCCCTGAACACCCCGTCGGCGTTCGACCAGATGGTTGAGCTGGTTAAGGGCATGCCGGGTGGCGCCGAGGCTGTGAACAAGTCGTTCACCGCTGGCAACCTGGGTATCGGCTCCGTGTACGGTCTCGCGCCGTTCGACCTGCGGGCGCCGTCGCGGCTGATCTACCCGGTGTACACGGTGCTGCGCAACAAGCTGCCGCGTCCGGCCGGGCAGGGCCTGTCGATGCAGGAGAAGCTGTTCACCGGCATCTCCGGTACCGGCACCGGCGGTCAGTCCGTCCTGGACATCTCGACCTCGGAGCTGACGGGTTCGACCTCGTTCAGCAACTGGCCTCTGAACCTGCCGCAGTCCGGCGACCAGACCGAGCAGAACCTGAACGTGCCTTACCGGTTCTTCGGCCTCACCGAGCAGCTGTCGTTCCTCGCGCAGTTCGCTGGGCAGGGCTTTGAAGACATCAGCGCTCTCGCCAACCTGATTCTCCTTCAGGAGATGATGCTGGGCGAGGAGTACATGATGCTGGCGGGCACCTCGGCCCCGCTCGCGACTCCGGCCGCGCCGACGATCACCCTGCGTACCGCCGGGTCGAACGAGACGCCGATCGGTTCCAACGCCGACTACACCGTGGTCGTCACGGCGCTGAACTACTACGGCGAGACTGTGGCCTCCGCCGTGTCCGGCACCGTCGCCACCACCACCTCCACCGTCGTGGACGTCACGATCGCCCCGGTTGCCGGTGCGCTGTCGTACAACATCTACGTGTCGGTCAACGGTTCGCCGACTGCGGCGAACTCCTACCTGGCGGTCGGCACCACCACCCAGTCCGGTGTGGTGACTTCCGGCACTCAGACCGCGACCGGCCCGGGCGGTATCCGCTTCACCCTTCAGGGCACCGCGCCGACCTCGTCCAACTCGGTGATCGCGCCGACCACGGACACCGGCACCGGCAAGGGCACCCGCATGGAGGGCGTCATCCCGACGCTGACCGGGCAGTCGGCTCGCGCCGGTATCTACCCGAACGGCTGGCAGGGCGGTTACGTCAACCAGTCCGTCGGTACTCACCTGTCGTACAACGCGATCTACACCGCGCTGGACGGCCTGTGGGAGACGAACGGTACCAACACCGGGGCGTTCAAGGCCGACCCGGCGGAGATCATGGGCAACGGCGGCGACATCATGCGCCTGTCGAACGACGTGATCTCGCAGGGCGCGGGCACGAACTACCGGCTGTTCCTGGAGCAGGCTGAGGTTCCGGGTGTCCGGGTCGGCGCTGCCGTCTCGGAGTTCCAGAACCCCATCACCCGTTCGCTGCTGAAGCTCGTGGTTCACCCGTGGCTGACGCAGGGCAACGCGATGCTGATGACCTACCAGCTGCCGCAGGTGTGGTCGAACCTCTCCCAGGCCTGGGAGATGGTGTGTGTCCAGGACTACGTGTCCATCGCGTGGCCCGTGATCGACGCCACGTTCCGCTACTCGATTTTCCTGTACGGCGCGCTGACCGCGCACGCCCCGCAGTACTCCGCGTACCTCGGTGGCTTGCAGGTGTCGGACACCACGCCGTTCAGCTAGTCGGCTCGCCCCGCCCGGCACTCCGGGCGGGGCCCTACTTTGGAAAGGCAGGCTCATGGCTATCTTCGTCACGTCTGCGCCCGCGCTCCAGGGGCCGACCACGGTCACCTCGTCCGCCACGCAGATCTTCAACACCACCGGCACCCCGATCGGTTCGCCCGCGTCGCCGACGGAGTTCACCGCCGGAGTCAACCTGGGCGCCCTGACGGTCACCAACACCGGCACCGTCGCGTGCTGGGTTGGCGCGTCCTCGGTTACGGACGCGACCGGCGTTCCGCTTCAGGCGGGCGAGTCGTTCACGATTGAGAACGGCAAGCACCTCGCGGCGGAGTCCGGCACCAAGTCGTGGAACCTGTACGCCATCACGGCGTCGGGCACCACGACTGTGGAGGCGGCTCTGGCCACGTTCCCGTCCGTGGTCTAACCCCATAGTCGCCGGGCGCGCTACCGCTGTCGGAAGCGCGCCCGGTTCCATGTCCAGGAGGCTCTGCATGACTCTCACCACTGCTGTTTCCGGTACCCCGGTGCAGGTCTACAATCCTGCTCCGGCCGGGGTGCCGACGATGTTCCTGACGAACAACGGACCGGCGAACGTGTTCCTGGGCGGGTCGAACGTGACCGCCGGTAGCGGGTTCCCGTTGCCGCCGGGTCAGTCGCTGGATGTGTCGCGGGCGATGCTGGCGGTGTATGCGGTCGCCGGGTTCGCCGCGACGGCGACGGCAACCACGACCACGGCTGCTATTGCTGGTGGCGCGACGTCGGTTCCGGTGACTTCGGGTACGGGGCTGACGAACGGCTCGTACATTGAGGTTGGCGGCACGACTACCGCCGAGGTAGTCAAGATCATCTCTGGTGGCGGTACCGCCACGCTGACGACCTCGGCCCTGTCCTACGACCACGCCTCGGGCGTCGCCGTCACCCTAGTGACCCCGACCCTCACGAGCGTCGGCACGGTCAACGGGACGGTGTAGCCGTGGCCATCGACATCCCCGCGCCGGTCACGCTGTCCGGGACTGCTGAGCCCATCGGGTTCGTGCCTCCGGGGGCGTGTACGGTGGCGATCTCGTGTACCGGTACCGGACCGGCGTACATCGGCACGAAGTCCTCGGTGACGGCCAGCGACGGTTTCCCGTTGCCGACCGGTGAGACGATCACGCTGCCGGGGCATCCGTCGTCGTCCGGTACGCAGCTGTATGCCATCGCGACGTCGGCGACGGTAGGCGTGATCATCTCGACCCCAGCCTAGGAGACAGGAGACGCCCATGAGCGTGAAGGTCAATCTGCCGCCGGGATGCGTCGGGTTCGACGCGAAGGACGGCACCAAGTACACCGCCGCCAAGCCGGGCGGCACCGTCACGGTGGACGACCGGCACGCCACGGCGATCAACAAGGGGCAGTACGGTCAGCAGGACTTCATCTCCGCTAAGGGCGGACTGTCGTTCGGCACTCAGGGTTCGAAGCACTGCCACGCCTGTCGGCGTGTGTGGAACGTGTGGAACGACACGTGCCCGAGGTGCGGCGAGCCGACGACCGGCGAAGCGAGCTGATGCTGAGCGAAAGCAGCTGGCTGTGGGTTCAAGGCGGGTTCGGCGCCATTGTGGCGTTCGGTATCGGCTTGGTACTGACGGGGCGGCTCGTTCCCCGCTCCACTCTGAAGGACTTGCGTAAGGACCGGGATGACCGGGTGGCGGAGGCTCGCTCCGAGGCGCAAGTCTGGCGGGAGGCGTACGAGTCGGCGAAGCGCGCCAACGAAGCGCTCGCGGTCCAGCTGCATCAGATGCTTGAAGTGGGGCACACGACTTCCAGTGTGCTCCGGTCGCTGCCTTCGCCGCCGAAGCCAGCTGATCCGACCGAGGTGCACAAGCCATGACTAGGTTCTGGTGGCGCAAGACGTCGGCTCCGGATGATGCGGAGCGTGAGGCGGACGAGCGGGATGCGGCTCAGCGGATGAGTGAGGCGCGGTCGGCTCAGCAGGAGGGCAAGGAGGCGTTGGAGCGCGCCTATGCCCAGTGGGGTGAGGTTTCGGATCTGGCGCAGGTTCTGCGCGAGCTGCGGTCTCGTAACCACTTCTCCGAGCAGGTGAAGGTGATGCTGCAACGGGCGTCGTCCGCGACGCCGAGGAGGTGAGGACCATGCCTCCGGTTGACATGGGTCATATCGACAGCCTGATCGCGTTCTGTGCGTCGGTGGTGTTCGTCATGGGGTATTCCGTGATCGCCCCGTGGTGGCGGTACGCGGTGGGCCGCACGATGGTGTCGCTGGATGTGGGGATCGCGTTGACGCTGCTCCCGGCGGTTCTGCACTACTGGTTCGGGCTTGCTGTCAATGACGCGTTTTTCTCCTGGTACGAGGACTTGTCCCTGCTGCTCGTAGCAGGGATCACTCTATGGCGGCTGTTGACGATCTACCGTCTGCAACAGCGCGCCCGTCACAACATTCACGAGAATGGAGATGAGGAAGCATGAGCGTTTACGCGCGCAGCGACGTGGGTTATGTCGCTGTGCCTGCCACGTCCGGAGGTTGTGGGGGTTCCCACCGCCGACCGGTTGACGAGGCAGGCGCCCTGGTCAAGGTGTGGCAGTTGGACTGCCCGCAGTGCGGTAACTACCTGCGGCACGACCCGCACTGGGCCGGGATGATCTCGGAGATCCCGGAGACGCCGGATGAGGTCCGGATTCGGGAGGACGAGGAGAAGAGGGGGCAGCGGGAGACGGCTGCCGCTACGAGCCACGCGCTGGTGCAGATCGCTGATCTGCCGACGGGTATGGCTACGGCGTTCGCGTCGGCGTTCGCGTCGGCGTTGAAGGGCATGAACGGGGTGCCGGAGATCGCTGAGGCGGATAAGCGCTGCCCGAACGACCACCCGGTGCCGCGTAACGCCAAGTTCTGCCCGGAGTGCGGAGCGCGGTCGTGGAAGGCGCCGACGAAGGTGGTCGAGTCGCAGGTGGTCAAGCCGGAAGATCCGCGCGACACGATTCCTGTGCACAACGGGCGTCAGTGGGATCTGGTGGAGCTGGAGAACAAGTCGATGCCGCAGCTGCGGGAGATCGCTCACGAGGTCGGCGCGAAGATCCGCCGGTCACGGGATGAGCAGGTGGCGGAGATCCGCGCAGTCATGCTGGTTACTAAGGGGTAGGGGTGGGGCGCACGGGACGCCGGTTGGCGTGCGCGGTGTGCCCTCGCGGCGGCACGGTTCCGGTCGGGTACTGCGAACTGTGCCGCCGTCCTTTTTGCCAGAAGCACGGCGTGTGGACCGGCAACGAGTGGTGGTGCGCGAGGTGCGCCCGCCGAGAGGCATGAGGAGGGTTAATGAGCACGCCGTACATCACTCCGCTCATGCTGAACTCGGCGCCGACCGGTGTGAGCTGGGAGATTCTGCCGTGGCCGCAGGCGACGACTCAGGAGCAGTACGAGGAACAGTACAACATCTGTGTTCGGGCCACGAAGATGGTGGACGGGTACACGAATCAGGTGTTCCGTTCCACGATTGACTCGGAGGAGCAGCAGGGCCCGAACTACTGGATCACGATCGACAACAACACGGGTCAGTTGCGGTGGATTCTCACGCGGTGGCCGGTGACGGAGATCTTGGCGGCGCAGGTGGCGTCGAATGTGTTGCCGCCTCAGTGGCAGCCGGTGATGGCGGGGTCGTGGCGGATTGCGACGCCGATGCTCGGCACGTACGGCTCGTACCTGTCGGGCGGTTCGGGTGGGTCGGGTGGTCAGACGATTTACCTGGCTGCGGGGTACGGGGGTTGGGCGAACGGGCGTAACGGCTATCTGGCGGCTTGTTCGTACATGAACGGGTGGCCGCATGCGGGGATTGTGGAGTCGGTGGACGCCGGGGCTGAGACGATCATGGTGGACAACGTGACCGGGTTCGCCGGGGCCACCGCGTACATCTACGACGGCGCGTCCTCGGAGGAGGTGTCGGTCAGTTCGGTGACGGCGACGAGCAACGTGGTGCTGCCGAACAGCGGCGGTACGGCGCCGGGCGGTCCGGGTACGGTGACGCTCGCGTCGCCGTTGGCGTTCGCTCACACCGGGGGTGCGCCTCCGGGTGTGGTGATCTCCTCGATTCCGGCTGATGTGCTGTGGGCGACGATGCTGGCGGCGACGACGCAGGCCCTGGAGTCGGGTATCAACGCCATCACGATTCAGAACGTGTCGGGTTCGCAGACGGTCGGCGGGCACGGCGTGGAGCAGCTGGACGTGGAGTGGAAGTCCCTGTTGAACCCGTACAAGCGGGTGATCTGAGTGCCGTTGTCCTCGATCCAGCAGTATGTGCAGAAGACCATCAACGGCCTCACGATTCCCGGGCAGACGCAGCCGTTGATCGCGTACATCACTCCGCCGGTGATGGACAAGGTCGGGGGTCCGCCTAAGGCGTACGTGTGGGGTGGGCAGTGTTCGATTGGGCGTCGGACGATGCCGCGCGGGGCTGGCTTCAAGAAGTTGGACTGGCTGATTGACATCTACCTGAATTACGAGACGAACCCGAACCGGCCTGTGGTGGGGCAGGTGTCGTTGGATGAGCAGTTCCCGTTGATCGTGGACGCGGTGATGGCGGCGTTGTGGGCGACGCCGATGAACGTGCACATTGATGCGCAGGGCAACGTGATCTCCTCGGAGGATGCGGCGGCTCGCCCCGTGGGCACTTCCCAGGTGCCTTCGATCGGCGAGGTCATGTCGATTGACTATCCGCCGGAGCGTTCGCCGTCGACGTTGCGGATGCTGTGGTATTCGATGCTGTTGCGGTGTCGGGTGGAGGAGGACGTCCAGGCATGATCAGCATGCAGGTTTCGGGCGCGACGGCGGAGACAACCCCGCTGGCTCACTTCAACTTCCTGAACGCGGCGAAGATCTGGGCGGATGCGATCGGGCCGACGGTGAACGCGGCGTTGGCTAAGAAGGCTCCGCGTGCGCCGGGTCCGGGCAGCGGCAAGCTTGCTCAGTCCATCCGCTACGAGCGGAAGGTGACTGAGGATTCGGTGGCGGTGCAGTTCATCTCCAATGTGCCGTACGCCGGGTATGTGATCGACGGGACCAAGCGCCACGTGATCGAGCCTCGGTCGGCGCGGGCGCTGGCTTGGTTGAACTACGGGCACGCGCCGGGCGCGTACCAGTTCGCTATGCGGGTGAACCACCCGGGTACCAAGCCGAACCCGTTCCCGCAGGAGGTGCTGACGGAGATGATGCCGGAGATCCAGCAGGCCTTGCGTGATGCTATGGCCGCAGCGAGTGGAGAGTGAGATGCGCCTGAAGTACATCGGCGTCAAGCCGACGACGTTCCGGGACGCGATGCTGCCGAACGGCGCGATGGCGCGGGTGGGGTATCTCCAGCCGGGTCAGGAGTTCGGCGTGCCGGATGAGGTCGCTGAGCGGTTTACGCGCCGGGCGGACATCGTGGAGGTGACCGGTCCGCAGGACGCGTCGCCGACGGACGACGCCAAGCCTGGCAAGGGCCGCGCTAAGGCGCCCGCAGAAGCGCCCGTGGCCGACGCCCCATCCAAGCCCTCCGAGGCCGCAGAGACCCAGTCTCCGGCCGCAGAGTGACCCATCCCGCCCGCCTTTAACGAGGAGGATTTATAAGCTTCCCCACAATCACTGAAAAGTATGGGTCGCTCAGCGCCACCGGCCTCGCCAAGGAAGTCACCTTTGGCACCCCGGTAGCGGCTACGACCTTCCTGCCCATGACGGGCAACACGATGGAGCTGGACCCGGGTTGGTTCTCTCCTGAGCTGATGATGGACGCGCGCGACCTGCACGTGTTCAACCTGTACGGTCAGGCGAAGCTCGAAGGCGCGCTGGACGGGCCGCTGTTCCCGTCGAATGCGATGGAGCTGGTGTCGGCCTCGATCGGCATGGACGGGCAGCCGGGTTACGGTGTTGTGGGTTCCTCGGGCTCCGGTTCGACGACGATCAGCGCCGCCTCCACTGTCGGCGCGACCAGCCTCACGTTCACCTCTCCGTCCGGCTTCACTGTCGGGCAGACGTTCCAGGTGGACGTGAACAACGTTTCGACGCCGACGACGGCGGAGTGCCGCACCATCACCACGATCGTGTCGGACACGGTCAGCTTCACGACCCCGCTGGCGTACGCGCATGCTTCGGGTGTCGCGGCGGTCGGTGTGGTCGCTCCGTACACGCACACGTTCTTGCAGACCAACACTCTGCCGTCGTTGACGGTGGAGAAGAACATCGGCGACTTCCAGTCGCTCCAGTTCGCTGGCTGCCGCGTGGGCAAGCTGTCGTTGAAGGCGCCGACGTCGAACGAGCCGGTGACGATGACGGCTGACCTGTCGGGTCGGTCCGTCACGGTGCTGAACTCGCCGACGGCGGTGGACGTCACCAACGAAAGCCCGTTCGTGTTCGCCGAGTGCACGCTGACGCTGTTCGGGAACGTCCGCGCTGAGGTGTCCAACGTCGAGATTGACATCGACAACGGGCTCAAGGAGACCTGGACGTATTCGGGTCAGCACGGCCCGTCGTTCATCACTCCGGTCACGGTGCACGTGTCCGGCAAGATCGATTTGGTGTTCGACTCGCTGAATGACGCCACCTACGGTGACTTCACGTCCATGCAGGACGGCACCTTGGGCACGCTCGCGCTCGCTATCGCCCACCCGGCCACGGGTGGCTCCGTCACGATCTCGCTTCCGCAGGTCGTGCTGTCCAAGTACGCGAACGACTTGAAGATGACGGATGTCGTCATGTCGTCGCTGACGTTCGAGGCCTCCCGGCCGCTGACCGGTTCGTCCCAGTGGACGGTCGGCGCGACGGTCGCCAACTCGGTACCTACCGCTTACTAACCAAGGAGTCGCTGATGAGCCAGGTCGAGAGCTTTTTTGACTACTACGAGGGCACGCGCCGCGTGAACGTCGGCCGTCCCGGGGCCGGGTTCTACGTGGAGATGTACGAGCACGCTTCGTACAAGTCGATGGAGGACGCGGTGCGCGCGCTGGCGCAGGTGAGCCAGGGCGCGAAGGGTGAGGGTAGCGTGCGGGGCGACCTGCCGCGTTACCAGCAGCTCTCGATTCTGGCTCACATCAAGGAGTGGAACCTGGTTGGGTCGGACGGCGACGTCATGCCCATCTCGGTTGAGTCGGTGCGGCGCCTGCCGCTTTCGGTCGGCAACCAGCTGTGGACGTTGGTGCAGAACGAGCTGGACCCCAAGGGCACCGCCGACGAGCGGAAGCGATTTCTTGACGCAGACGGCGGCGGCGATTCGGCACGGGAGTCGGGGGCCGGAGGTGTATCAGAGGTTCCTGACGGAGAGGGCCGTGTTTCAGGAGTTGGGGCGGACGTGGAGTGAGTTCACTGCCCGCCCGGCCCGGCAGGTTGAAGAGTACCTGACGATCATCTCGATGATGCACCGCGAGCAGTCGGCGCGCTCCCAGAACCGCAGCAAGGGCAACGGAGGTCGGTAGATGGCCGGGTTGGGTTCTCTCGGCGCGCTCGGCGGTACGGCCTTCACGATCATGGCGGTCGTGGAGGCCGTGGACTCGATCACCGAGCCGTTCGAGAAGATGAACGAAACGGTGTCGTCGTTCACCGACACTCTGCGGGAGGCCGCCGGTAACGCGGATGGCTCCGGCGCCGACATTCAGGCGATGCTGTTGGAGACGGCGTCTGGGGCGGATGCGCTCGCTGTTGCTGAGGCGCGGTTGACGGCGGCGGAGAACGATCAGGCTGAGGCTCTGGAGCGGCAGGCGGCGGCGGAGAAGTCTCTGCTTTCCGCAATGGAGGAGTTCGAGGCGGCGGCTGACGGTGATGTGACTGCTGCTACGGCCTTGTCGACTGCGAACAAGGCCCTGGCGGATGCGTCGACGGAGGCGGCGACCGCGACCAAGGCTCTCGGCGACGCCCAGAAGCTGCAAAGCGACACGGCGTATGCGCAGGCTGTGGCGAACGGTGAGGTGGGGGAGTCTTCCTCCTCGCTGGGCGACAAGCTGTCGTCGGCGGCGTCCACGGTTGGCAAGGTTGGTTTGGTGATGGATGCGGCGGGCGGTCTCGCCGTTGACATGGCCGCGAAGTACCAGACCGCGACGACTGTTCTGGCGACGTCCGGCGGTGAGACGGCGGGCAGCATCATCCAGGTTCAGAACGGGATGGTGAACTACAAGGGCACTCTTGCGCAGGTGCAGACGGGGCTGTTGTCGCTCGCTGCGTCGACCGGCACCGCCACGCAGGAACTCGTGAACGGCATGTACCTCGCCGGTTCGGCCGGGTATACGGGCGCGGCGGGCCTGAACGTGATGCAGGCGGCGGCTGAGGGTGCTAAGGCGGAGAACGCGGACCTGGGTACCGTCACCAACGCGATGACGACGGTGATGACGGACTACGGCATCTCGGCGAAGTCGGCTGCGCTGAACCAGAGCGTGTCGAACGGCGTGATGAATCAGATGATCGCTGTCGTCTCGCGAGGTAAGACCACGACTGAGGCTCTGGCGGGTGCGCTGTCGACGGTGCTGCCTGAGGCGGCGCAGGCGAAGATCTCGTTTGGTCAGGTTGGCGGCGCGATGGCGACGATGACGGCGCAGGGTGTGTCGGCGCAGGAGTCGGCGAACCTGCTGTCTAACGCCATCACGAGCCTGGAGAACCCCAACAGTGTCGCGGTCAACGAGATGCAGCAGTTGGGTGTTCAGTCGACGCAGGTCCAGAAGGATCTGGGTAAGCAGGGCCTGACCGGCACGTACGAGGAACTGTCGAACGCGATCACGAGCCACATGGGGCCGTCGGGCACGGTAATTCAGAACGCGTTCCAGAACGCGACGAACGCTGGCGCCGACATGAACACGATGCTGACGAAGATGTCGCCGAACGTCGCGAGCCTGGCGAAGCAGTACGCGGCGGGCAGCATCAACACCAAGCAGTGGCAGCAGGATTTGTACGGTGTGTCGGGTGCCGCCAAGACTCAGCTGACGGAGTTCGCTGCTGACTACGATCAGACGCAGTCGTTCAACTCGCTGCTGAAGTCGGGTTCCCCGGCGGCGCAGACGTACCAGCAGGCGATGGAGAAGATGACCGGTGGTGCGACCGGTCTGAAGACGGCTCTGTACCTGACCGGCGGCAACATGACCACGTTCCAGAAGAATGTGGCGGCGGTCACCAAGGCGGGTACGTCCGCGACTTCCAGTGTGGCTGGTTGGTCTGAGGTGCAGGGCACGTTCAACCAGAAGATTGATGAGGCTAAGGAGTCCCTGGACACCACGGCCATCTCGATTGGTACGGCGCTGCTGCCTGCTGTGACGAAGCTGATGGACGGTGTCATCGACATCGTCAAGCCGCTCGCCGAGTGGACGCAAGGCCACCAGAAGGTGACCATGTACGTCGTCGCGGGGGCGGCTGCTTTGTTCACGCTTGTCGGCGCGATCAACCTTGCGGTGAAGGCGGTCAAGTCGGTGCAGTCGGCGTTCAACGCCGTCAACACCGTCGTGTCCAAGGCCATCGGGTTGTTCACCAAGAAGGCGGAGACGGACACCAAGGCTGCGGAGTCCTCCGAGGAGGCTGCCGGTGCGGCCGAGGAGGAGGCGGAGGCCGAGCGGGAGCGTCAGGCCGCCATCGAGGAACTGATTGCCTCGATGGAGGAGGAGACGGGTGTCACCGAGGAGCAGCAGGCCGCGATTGATGGGCTGATCGCGTCCTGTGAGGAGTTGGGCGCGGCGCTGGATACGGCCGGTGCGGACATGGATGTGCTGATGGCCGCGCAGGAGGAGGCGGTGGGCGCAGCCGAAGAGTTGGCGGTGGCGACCGAAGAGGTTGATGTCGCGATGGACGCCAACCCGATCGGGTTGATCATCATCGCTATCGTTGCGCTCGTCGCGGCGTTCGTCCTGTTGTGGAATCACTGTGCGGCGTTCCGGGACTTCTGGAAGGACGCCTGGAACATCATCAAGGATGCCGCCGAACTCGCCTGGGACTACACCAAGGCGATCTTTGACGACATGGTCGACGTCATCAAGGCGGTGTGGGTCGCCACTATCGCCACGTTCGACGCGATCAAGGACGGCATTGTGGACGCCGTCAGCGACATCGTCTCCTGGGTTGAAAGCCACTGGGAACTGCTGATCGCGATCATCACCGGTCCGATCGGCATTATTGTCGCCTCGGTCATCAAGTACTGGTCGGATATCACCTCGGGCATCTCCAACGCCATCAACGACATCGTCTCCTGGGTGAAGTCGCACTGGGTGCTGCTGGTCGACATCATTACGGGCCCGATCGGCATCGTGGTGACGACGATCATCAAGTACTGGTCCGACATCAAGCAGTGGTTCCAGGACGGCGTGAACGACGTCTCCTCGATCCTCAACTGGTTCGGTTCGCTCCCGGGGAAGTTCGCGAACTGGCTGGGCGGCGTCGTCACCTCGGTGTCGCATGGTGTGCAGAACGTGTTGAACTGGTTCGGCCAGCTGCCCGGGAAGATCATGAACCTGCTGGCGGACGCCGACACGTGGCTCGTCTCGACCGGCGAGAACATCATCAAGGGCATGGAGCACGGCCTGGACAACATGGTCGGTGACCTGGAGTCCAAGGTGAAGGGTCTCGGCGGCGATGTTGTCGGGTGGGCTAAGGACGCGTTGTCGATTCTGTCGCCGTCGAAGGTGATGGCGGACGAGGTCGGCAAGTACATCCCCATGGGTATCGCGCAGGGCATCGAGGACAACGTGGGTTCGATCCAGGCGGCCGTGAAGACGGCGGCTGCCACTACGGTCTCGACGGCGCAGCAGGCGTTGAACAACGTCCGGTACACCGGGGCGGGTCTGCCGACGCAGGGTCTCGGTGCTCAGCAGGGCACCGCAACGTACATCAACCTGGACATGCGCGGCACGCAGATGATGACGGAGCGCGACATGGGTACTTTCGTCAACAAGATGGGTTCGGCGTTGACGAAGTACATCCTGCCGCAGGGCGGACTGAGAGTGGGGTACCCGCGTGGTTAACCTCCCTGATCTCATCTTCAACATCACGCCTCCGGGCGGTTCGACGACGAACTACGCCACTCACCTGGCGTATGACGGCACGCAGCAGCAGATGTCGATCACCCAGAACTTCGGGCGTCAGGGTGACACGGCAGTGTTCACGCTTGTCGATGACTGGCAGGGTTTCGCTACCCCGCAGATCTTCATTCCCGTGTTGTCGCAGGTGTCGTTGTACGACGCCAACATCAGCACGTACCTGTTCGCGGGTGTGGTGAACGACCCGGTGCTGTTCGTCGACGGCGCGAACCGCAACGAGTGGATTCTCAACTGCACCGACTACACGTTTTACGCGGACAACGCCGTCGTGAAGGGGATCTTCAACGGCTACACCATCGACGAGATCGTGGTGGAGTTGACGGCGCAGGCGAACTGCGGGATCAACGCGGCGAAGGTTGCTGACGGCGGGTTCGTCGCTCCGGCGCCGTCGGTGAACACGATCAACTTCAACTACGCCACGCTGTCGGCGGCGTGGAGGGCGCTCGCCTCGCAGGCGTCGTCGTCCACGCCGTACGGCTGGTATGTGGATCAGAACAGGGACCTTCATTTCTACGACTCGTCTACGGCGCAGTCGAGCAACGCGACGTTCACGACGTCGCCGACCGTGGCGGGTTCCGCGACTGAGGGGCACATTCTGCGTGACTCGCAGTTCCAGTACGAGTGGGACGGCACGCAGGTCCACAACGTCATCATCGTTCAGGGCGCGAACCAGACCATCACCTCACCAACGACCGGTCCGGCGACCGGCACGTGGCTCGCCGACGGGTACACCGATTCGTGGGCGTTGAAGTACACGGTGTCGTCGGCGTCGCAGCTGCTCGTCGGCGGCGTGTCGGTCACTCCGACGCTGGTGCAGGCGGGTGACACGTCGGACGCGGAGTGGCAGGTGGGTGAGAACGCCAACGGGCAGTGGTTCTTGTCCACGGACTCGGCGCCGTCGGCCGGTCTGATCATTCAGCTCTGGTACACGTACGAGGTGCCGATTGTCGCGCAGGCGCAGAACCTCTCCTCGCAGGAGGCGTACACGGGCCCGAACGGCGGCCGGTATGTGGAGTACATCTCCGATACGTCGCTGACTACGGCCTCGATGGCGTTGGCCCGCGCGCAGGCGGAGCGGCAGGAGTACGGGTTTGCCGTTGAGCGGGCGACCTTCGACACAGATGAGGCGTTCGTCGGCTGGGTCCGTGCGGGTTACACGTTCGTCTACGACAACGCGCTGCTGCCGGACACGCAGAACAACAACCAGTGGACCGGCGTGAACGACACGTTCCTGTGTATCTCCAACACGATCAACTTCGTGAAGGACGGCGGGTACCGCGAGATGGAGATCCAGGGAGTGAGGCTCTGATGCCGGGCGTGAACCGGGCGTACACCATCGTTGACGTCCTTCAGACCATTTACGGTACGGCGACCGGTTCGCAGTCGGGTGTCTCGACGACGGCGCCGACCACCCCGATTTCCCTGGTGGGCGAGGCGGACGAGCAGCTGACGGTTTCGGACATGGTCACCAGCGTCACCCGGGCGCTGCCGGGGTGGGACCAGGAAGTGTGGGGGGCGTTCCAGTGGAGCTGAACCCGTTCCGGCGCGCCGGGCGCCGTCAGCTCGCCCCTGCGGCCCGGGAACCGTTGAGCGTGAAGGGCCACCTCAAGCTGTATGTCGTGGACGCGCAAGGCAACGTCGTGGACGAGCGTGACGGCTACAACGTCGTGTGCACGACGGGATGGACGGTGCTGGCGCAGGCCATGGTGTGGTCGGGTATCGAGGATCAGGCGTTGAACCTCGGGGTGACCTCGCCGACGTACCTGACGCCGCTGTACGGCGCGGTCGGTTCCGGCACCGGCACGCCGTTGAAGTCGGATACGGCGTTGGAGGCGGAGCTGGCCCGCACCACGGTCGGGGCGGGCGCGTCGACTCCGGCGACCTCCACCGTGGCCGCGTTGTCGACGTGGCTGTTTTTCTTCTCCACTCCCCCCACTACGTGGTCGGTTGCTGAGGCGGGCGTGTTCGCCAACGCGACCTCGGAGACGAACTCCGGGGCCATGATCGACCATTGGCAGTTCTCCCCCGTGATCAGCGTGCCGACGACGAACGCTCTGGTGTTCCAGATGTCGTTGGAGTGGGGGCCCTGATGGCTACGCCGGTATGGCTGGGGGCGACGGCCGGGTATCAAGGCCTCGCCGGGCAGGTCAACCAGTTCGTTGGTTCGCATACGACGCAGTGGCTCTACACAGGCAACCAGCAGGCGAACGAGACGACCGGCGACAGCATCTATCAGTCCACTGAGGAGTTGTACTTGGCGCAGGTGTTCACCACCGGGGCGTCGCAGACGACTGTGGGGCGCGTGCTGCTTCAGATCTCGACGGTGGGGGGTTCGCCGGTCAACAACACGATCGACAACCTGACGGTGTCGCTTGTGTCGTCGTCGTTCAACGCGCCGTCCGCGACGGTGCTGGCTCAGACGTCGCTGCTGGAGACGTACGTCTACATGCAGCCGTTCTGGGTGGAGGTTCCGCTGCTGGCGACGGGGTTGACGGCGTCGACGCCGTACTGGCTGGTGGTGTCTACGGCCGGTTCGCCGTCGGCGTACTACGTGTGGCAGCAGTCGAACCAGGCCAACGGGTGTTCGACGGCCCCGGACGGGGTGACGTGGTCGCCGCAGGCGTTCGGGTTGATGTATCAGGTGTTCGACGCGTCGGCGAACCCTAACAGTGTCATTCAGGGTTTCTCGGAGGACGGCGGGGCGCGCACGGTGGCGTTCACGTGGACCAGCGGCTATCTGACGGGTCTGGTGGAGACGACGCAGACTCAAGGCGGCGGCTCGTTGACGTCCTCGCGCACCATCACGTACAGCAACGGACAGATCATTGGAGTGAACTGATGCCTTACCTGGTCGGGTACGCGACGCCGCAGGACTACGGCGCAGCCGGGAACGGCTCCACGGATGACACGACGGCGGTTCAGGACCTGATCTCGGCGGTTGGCGCGGATGGCGGGGTGGCTTTCTTCCCGCCCGGCAACTACAAGATCTCTTCCGCGATCACCTTGTCGTCGTATGTGACGATGCTCGGCTGCGGGTCCGGGGTCAGTGTCATCACGCAGGCCACGACGACGGCGAACGGTCTGACCGGCACGGACCTGACGAACTTCACGATTCGCGGGATGAGCATCAACGGTCCGGCCTCCGGTTCCGGCGTCGGGGTGGACCTGGGGCTGTCGGTCAACAGTGACACGACCTACCTGGATCTCACTGACATCCGTGTCGCGAGCTTCGGTTCCCATGGCTTGGAGATCCAGTCGCCGGTCACCGCCACATTCAACCGTTGCCTTGTCTCCAGCAACGGGGCCGACGGCTGGCATGTGTACGGGTCCGGGACCAGCTGCGCGTGGAACGGCTGCTACGCCCTGGACCACACGGCGGGTATCGGCTACCACCTGATCTCGTTGTCGTACAGCTCTCTCGCCGGATGCGCGTCGGACAGCAACGTTGACGGGTACTCGCTGTCCGGGTGCACGAGCGTGGCGCTGTCGGGGTGCGGTACCGAGTCGAACACCACGGACGGGTACATCCTGTCGGGTGGCTCCGGCAACTCCCTGCGCAGCTGCTTCATCTACGCGAACAACCACTACGGTTGCCATGTCACCAGCTCCGAGGTCAACGCGACGATCACCGGGTTTGTGGAGCACTCGCCGACCGGGTCTGCCGTCGCGAGCATCATCACCGACTCCGGTACGTCCGCGATCATCCTCAACGACAATGTCGTGACGGCCACCTCGCTCTCGGCCGCCACCACGAACCAGATGACCCCCACCAACACCCTCACCCCGAGGAACGTCACCGTGGGCGCGTCGGCGTCGCTCGGGGACAACGGTGCGGGCGAGATCCAGCTGGCGAACGCCGCGACGGTGCCGACGTCGAACCCGACCGGCGGGGTGGCGCTGTACGCCTCCAGCGGCAACATGTACTACCGCAATCCGTCCGGTTTCGTGATCGACCTGTCGGAGAACGCCACCACCTCCACCAGCACCACGACGATCACGGGCGTCAGTACGATTCAGACGCTGGCGGCGGGCAGCACCATCGCGGCGAGCGCGCTCGCGGCCGGGCAGATCTACCGGTTCGCAGCGTGGGGCACGATGACGACGGCTGCGGACACGAACACGTTCACGTTCGGTCTGTACTGGGGCGGTACCGGGGGGACACTGCTCTCGACGTGGGGCGCGTCGAACCCGGACAGCTCCGGCACCATCACGGGCGCGTCCTGGTATGCGAACTTCGACATTGTCGCGAACAGTGCGACGAGCCTTGCGGTACAGGCGGTGCTGGGCATGAACTACTACTACGGCTCGCAGACGCAGGGCACCACCACCGTCGCCAACTCGGCCTCGGAGCAGCTGGTGCTCGCGGTCACCCCGTCGGCGACGGGCAGCACGATCACGTGCGGCGGGTTCTACTGCATTCGTATCCACTAGGAGCAGCTGATGGCCACCCCCGCCTACCTGTCGGCTTCCGCGAACTCCACGACGTACGCGGCGCAGATCAACCAGTTCCTCGGGGCGCACGCCACGACGTTCATCTACACGGGGGTGTCGCTTGGCGGCGCGACGACGCTGGGTTCCGGGTCTGTGAACACTGACGGGCTCTACATTGCGCAGGAGTTCGTTCCGGGGACGGCGCAGACGCCGGGCCGGTTCACGTTCCAGATGTCGCTGACGGGTACGCCGGGGCCGTTGACGGTTTCGATCCAGACCAGTACCGGTGGCGCTCCGAGCGGCACGGCGGTGGCGACCACGGTTGTGCCGTACGAGTACGTGCCGGGGACTTCCATGGTGGTGTCGATTCCGTTGCCGTGTTCGCTCGCGGCGTCCACGGACTACTGGGCGGTGTTCAACGCGGTCGGCGACGCCTCCGACTACTACTCGCTGTACAAGTCCAACCAGACCTCGGGTGCGTCGACGTCCACCAACGGCTCGTCGTGGACGGCGCAGACGTACGGCTTGTACTACCAGCGGTTCGACCAGTCGGCGTCGCCGTCGACGAACATGCTGCACACCTATGAGGACTCCGGCGCGAAGTGGACGGCGTGGACGTGGAACGGGGACTACCAGGTGTCGGAGCTTCAGGAGTACATCGTGGCTGAGGGCAGCGGCAACTACTTCTGGTCGCAGCGCACGTTCACCTACTTCTCCGAGTCGCTAGTGACGGTGGCGTAGATGGTTGCCAGCACTCCCCCGGTGTGGGGCGCCCCGCACAACGGCGCGTTCGGCGACACCACGGCGTTGAACCGCGCGAACCACATCAACCAGATCTTCGGGACGCACGGGCAGACGGTCGTGTATCACGGTTCGCCGTTGGTGACTCCGGCGGCGATCTTCAACGCTACGCAGCAGAACCCGTGGAACCAGCAGCTGGCCACGACGGACGTGGATCAGGCGTTTGTGCAGGACGGCCCGAACATTGGGCGTATCCAGCTGCCGATCCTGCCGGTGGGGCAGGGCGCGGACCTGCTGGTGTCGCTGTGGTCGGACAACGGTTCCGGGCAGGTTTCGGAGCTGATCACCCAGACGTACGTGCCCGCGTCGTTCATCTACCAGTCGGCTGGTGTGGCGGGGCTGGCGGGTCCGTCGTCGTCGCAGCCGACGACGGTGCTCACCGCGAACCCGCTCGCCGCCGCGCAGTTCACGACGTTCGGCCTGTCGCTGGCGGTGGGTGGCCCGTACAACTACCCGGCGGCGTCGTTCACGGGTATCTCGGCGGCTCCGTCGACGTGCTTCTACAACGGGCCCACCAACAGCTACATCTTCCTGGTCGGCGGGGTGTCGAACGACACGGCGTTGACGAGTGTGTACACGATCCCGTTCGGGACGTCCGGTCCGCCGGACCCGTCGCAGGTTCAGCAGCCGTTCCCGGTGGCGAACGATGGTTCGTCGGCGTCGGTGATGGCCGTCGACTCCTCCACCGGCAGCCCCATCTTGATCAACTGTGGTGGCGGCCAGTCGTTCGAGGGCGCGACCGTGGCGAACGTGTACGCCTCCCAGTTCGACCAGAACGCCGGTTCGCTGGGCGCGTGGTCGGCGCAGACGGCTTTGCCGCAGGCCATGCAGAATCACACTCTGGTGACGTACCAGGGGTGGGTGTATGTGATCGGCGGCCGGTCGAACGGCACGACGACGCTGAACACGGTGTACGTGGGGCAGGTGGAGAACGGGCAGATCACGGCGTGGAACGCGACGACCCCGCTGCCTCAGGCGACGTCGCTTTCGTTCGCCGGGGTGACGCCGGACGAAAGCGACGTCGCC